ATTCTTGCAGAAAGATCGGGCTGACATTGAACATACGGGCGATATCGTCAATGGTGAATCGACGGGAGGCCAGCCATTCCGCATCTTGGTTACTCATGCCTAGCTGTTGGTATTCCATCCCACCTTCAAGGATCGGTGTTTTTCCGGCATTACGCGCACCTTTATAACGTTCGAGGGCTTCCAGTGCCTTACTTCCCTTGATTCCGTCCAGCCAGTCAGCGGCTTTGATTACTCCCGCCGCCATCATGCCATCTTTCATAATGCTTGCGCCGTGGCGCTGTTGTGCCAGCCCCAAGCCCAATGTTTCACGGCAAACGGTGACGGGAGAACGCCCCAAAAAACCATCTTCGGTGGCATAGCGCAAATGCAGCACTTCCTCCTGTAAATAGGTTTTAACCCTGCCGCTATACGGCTCGGTGATGATGTACGCGAATCGTTGATCCGATAATCGTTGAGGTACGACCGCTGACGGCGGGTAAGGGTGTAATGACTGTGGCTGACCATCCCGCCCCCAGACAATCACCGCATACGCATTGCCATTCAGCAGGCAATGACGCATCAAGGTTCGCTTGAACTGATAGGGAGTCTGGCAGTCATTCGGGCACTCATTCAACAAATAATCAACGGGGTGATCGCTCAGCCATTCGCGGGATTCTTTGCCGTTCTGGTGCTGTACCCGATAGAGATAGCAAGGCATGGAGGCCACCGCTTCACTAACCACCGTAACGGCATTCATCACAGCAGGTAAGCCTTCCGCCGTGGAGGGGGAAACATGCTCGCCCGATTTGGTATTAGCCATGCCTGCCAGAGAAAAAAATTCTTCCAGCGTCATGCTGCGGGTTTCAGGGGATTTGCGTGTAAAAGGCCACATGGTTACACCTCAGACAGTTGCAGCCAGTAATGACGCAAGTCCACAGGGCAGAGTTTAGCGGCATTCAGTGAACGCTTGGCAATTTCAACGCCACTTTCAGGATAGGCCGGTAAGCTGGTTATGGTGATTTCCCGTAATTCAGCCTCCAATACGGTTCTGATATAAGGTGTTTGACCTGTATCCCACTGATCTTTAATGGCACGAAAACCAAAGGACATGCCTTGTATATCCCCGCGTTCAACCAGTGTTAATACATCGTGCCCTAATTGCGTATCTGGTGGGGTTAGTTCGAAGCATAATCCGGTAGTATCTTCACTCAATTGCAATGTACCGGACGTGGTACGGCCTAACAGGTTTATAGGGTCATGCTCGTACAACGCCCTGATATCAACTCCTGCCGCTAAACTGGCGTTAAACGCATTCGGCGCGAACTGCTCGACAAATTCATCCCACAGTACGTGTGATCGGCTGTTCCACTTAATGACATAGCCTGTCAGTTTCTTATCACTGGCAGACAGTGAGGCTGTGCGGATTTCAAAATCATTCTTCATTTTCTGGACTCCAATACTTGGAAAGGGGCGCGATACCCCTTCTGCTTAGTTGCTGGCTGCTTTCACTTCCAGTACCTTAATCGCGTTGGAATCCACCAGCCCGCCCCCCAGATATTTATCGGTATGTACCTTATAAAATCCCGGCTCGGTAATATTGTCAGGGCGGGTACGAATGCCCGTTTCATGGTCAACAATGAAATAGCCACGTTTGAAGTCACCCAGACTTATCACACCTTCCGGCATAAATTCGAGGTAGTGAACAGGCAAGCCCAACAGCATATCGGGATCACCCGCCTGTAAGCGCTCCCGCCAGATATAATCGCCATTGCCATTTTTCAGTTTTTGCACCTGCGCGGCTGTGCCGGAATTCATCACCCAGACGGCATTTTTACGGTATTTGTTTTTAAGTAAGAATTTCAGGTCAATCAGGCTATCGGCGGAAAGTGTGGTAATTTCCAGTTTTTGCAATGTACCAAACGCGCGAACTTTGTCAGTTTGGGTATCACGGGGATAAAACAGGAAGCCTTTCGCTTTTTTACTGCCGTCACCGCTCACAAGATCCGTTTCTTCGGTATCGACAAAAGTGTCGGCAATCTCAGCAGTCAACCAGCCTAAGATATCCACATCGCTAAAATCGATAATCTCTTGGGTTGTTTTAGGGTAGGCGTAGATGGGGAACAGCTTAATGCTCACTTCTTCCATCTTCGGCGTGGCAGTCTCACCGCGTGCCTTACCTTCTTCCCCATGTGTTACGACTGCGCCACCGATTGAAACCAACTGTTTATATTCGTTGCTGCGTGTGGTTTTTACCGTACAAATACGGCGCATAACTGACTCATCAGTCAGTTGTTGCATGATTTGTTTGTTCAGCTCAGGAATAACGGTATAGCCACCCTCAGACGGAACACTCGTGGATAAAGAGCGGGTTTCGCCAGTCAGAACATAGTGGCGCAGTTCATCATTGCTGAGTTTTTTGCTGGTCGGCTGGGCTTTTGCCTGATTGCGTTCTTCATCAGCCAATACTTCATAACGGGCAATTTCAGTATTCAGCGTGTCGGACTGGCTGCGCAGATCGTCGAACTGTTTGGCTTCATCGGTATTGAGTGAACGCTTTTCGTTTTCAGCTTGGGTGAGCAGCGAACGCATTTGATGGGTTAAATCGGACTTTTGTTGGCGTAGTTCGAGTAGTTTTTTCATAGTGTTTTTATATAAAGTATATCGGATTAAATTAGCTATAATTTTTAACACTATGAAAAATAATATGAAGTTATCTATTTATGATGGGTGATTACACAAAATCAGAAACAAGTCTAAACAAAGGCTTACTATTTCGTGTAATCTGGCAATCTGCTTTGTGCCATGAGCGGATCTCAGGCTACATTAATGCGATTAGCGCAATGCCTTTGAGAAACAGATAGCGGCTGCATTGCTTGTGTAAAGAGCGTAATTTCAATATGTCACCCCCATTTTGATTATAAAACTATCCAGTAGCCTGCTGCCCCTTGTGTCTTCCGGGAAGCTGACAGCAATAGTTGCTCCCACTACTTGATTGTGAAATTTGCTAAATAACAGGATAAAATTTCAAAAACAATGAGCTATAACAACTATATTAATTTAACAGAAGATTTATTGGATAAGCCTATTTATAGAATTATGCCAATACATCGTTTCCTTCAATTACTCGAAGAAAAGAAATTAACCTTAGTAAAACCAAAAAAATGGGATGATCCATTTGAGAATGCTTTATTAAATTGTGCCTTTGAAACTTCTGACGGCGAAACAGGATCATTTGCCGCAAAAGATTCCATTTATGGTCAATGCTGGACATTTCACCGTGAAACTGATGCAATGTGGCGGATATACTCCCATGATAAAGATGGTGTAAGAATTTCAACTACCCCAAGAAAATTATTAACCGCACTTCAAACAGCAGAGCCGAAGTACCATAATTTAAAATGTTTTATAGGCAAAGTCTCTTATCTTTCAAAAAAAAATCTTCTAGAAAAACTTCAATCAATCGATTTATTCAATGCCAATGGTTCAGGTATCGCTGAATCACTTTTATACAAACGAACAGAATTCAAACACGAAAACGAAATTCGTTTAATTTATTCAGGTGATGACAATTCCAGCATTAGTGATATTTTCCAATTTGACATTGACCCAGCCAAGTTATTAGACAGAGTGTTATTTGATCCAAGAATGGAAAAAAATTTAAGGCAGGCATATATATTGGCAATTAAGAAAAAAGGTTGTAAAACTGAAGTGAAAAGATCTACTCTATACGATGCTCCCATAGGGCTAAAATTTAAATTGTAGTGAAATAAAAAAGTAGGAAAAAAGGGCTCATTGAGTTCCTTTTTTCTATTCATGAAAAACTCATTTCTAAATAGTTTGTCATAATGGTGAGACTCTGATATTTCTCATTTCTTTCCAAGTTGTTAACGAAGCCCTTTTCAAAAAAATTTTCACATTACGAATAAGTTGCCACATAAATTGGCAACAATGATTGCGTGTCACCGTTTCATGAAGTGATTGCCATAGCCGTTCTATTTTATTTAACCAAGGCGAGTAGACCGGAAGA